TTGCGATGGCAATACCGCCACATAATGTAATTTTCATATCATTATATGTTAAATCTCCAGTAAGTCTCTTATTCAAAATAGCAGTTGAACCTTTATCATATCCGGTATCAATAATTGCTTTAGTGGATTGTCTACGTCCGACAAATCCAGTAAGAGCATCTTTAACGTCTTGAACTGCTCCAAAGTCATATACAAAGTCTACAAAATATTTATATTCATTTTCCAATATCTTGGTTGCTTCTTCTTCAAAAGAGTCAGCAAGCCTAGTCATCATATTAGTTTGTCTTTCAGCAACACTTGATGCAAAGTTCCCATCGCTACCTTTTTCGAATGGGATTCCACCGACGGCTGTAAAGTCAACCGAAGTTCCAAGAATGACATAATCCGGATATGCTGTACCGTCTTTCTCTTTTCCAAAGAAGATATCGGGCTTGGTTACTTCAGCAGCCGGAATATAATCTTCTATATCGGCAAGGAATAGTTTATAACCAGCCAATACATTAAAGAAATAATCTGGTGCAGTTTCATCAAATATATCATTAGAATAAATAGATATTCCATCAAGCATGGCATTAGAATCTAAAGAGAATCCAGTGTTAACCGGCACAGCCGATGTGGACTCTTTAATCTCAGTTTGATATGTTTTTACATCAACCTCTTTATCCATACCTTTATTCGGAAGGAGTCTAAAGGTAAATTTGTTTCCTTCGATTCCCGACCAATTCATTCCGATGATTGCTATCGGGAATGTTTTGTTACCATCCTCATCTGGGGTTGCACTATAAAGAGCTTCAGCATCAGTTATCATTGTTTCAAGATTGACTGAAGCTGCTAATGTTTCAATTCCAAATGTAACATTATATTTATCTGTCACAACTTTACCTTTTGCTACAATTACTGCATGTGCATATGCAGAAGTAGCAGAGGTGATTCTACGGAGATAAACATCACCGCCACCACGAAGGAAATTGTAGGCATAGTACATCGGAAGCATGGTGGTTGCAACATTTGGAGTACCATATTTCCTTACAAGAGCGGTCTGTGTGAATGCCTTAAAAAGTTTGATCTCTGAGTCTTTACCGAACCCTCTTTGCGAGAAGATTGGTATAAAAGCCCTTGGCCGATTAGGGCTTAGTACAACATTCTGTTCTATCACATCCGATTCGTCGATGATAATGATCTTGTCGAACATTGAATTTCCTCCTCTATTAGTTAGATTTTATTAAATTGTTCTATTATCGTAATCCTCTTATTGCTTTCTCAATTCTTCCCATTGAAACACTATTTTTATCATCTCTATTATCAGCAACTGTAAGCATAGATTTGATATCTTCGAAACTAACACCAGCTAATGTAGAAGTAAATGCAGAATTTTCTCTCATATTTAATGCCTTTAATTTAAAATTATCTTCATCTTTAACAGTCATTACCAGTCTTGCAGGTTTTGAATAATCATTCTTATCTCTATATATCTCAGATATTTTAGTTTGTTGTATATATTGAGGAACATTTAATTTTACATCATGTATTTTTTGTGCATTATTAGTAACATCATTGATTTTCTTATAAGGGGCTCTGATTTTTCCATCATTTAATAACATCTCATATCTTTCGACAATACCGGCTGTTTTTATTATATCTCTATTGTGAATAATTTCTCCACCTTTATAATATTTAAAAATAACAAAGTTTTCTTCGAATCCATATAGATCCATTGAAATTTTAAGTATATCATCTGGTTTAGTTACTATAAATGTTGGTAAAAGAAAATCATGTATTGGTAATTTAGCAATATCACTTTTTTCATCGTGTATAAGACGATACTTTACAATAAAAAATAATTCATACAAAGCACCATCCTGTATTGCCAATTTAGCCTCAAAATAATAAGAGGGTATATATATTTCACAACTATATGTATTAAGGATTATTCTCGACTCTTCTTCTGTAAAATATCTTTTATTTAACTCATCCATTATACATAACCCACCTTTCTTACTAAAATGTTAAAAAAGAAATAACGGATAGGAAATTTTCCTATCCGTTTATTATAATTATTTCTTTATAATGTTAACTATCTTACTAACTAGTTCATTAAACATCTCAGAGTATGGCTCTTTTAATCCTTGAGATAATATATTCATCGTATATGATAACACATACTTATCATAAGTTGATTTCATTCTGCCCGGTTTAAATGCTTTTGCAAGAAAATATGTTAAAATAATAGCCATCTTCTTAGAATCTTCTACATTTATCTTAGCGATTTTATTATCGATTATAAATTGATTTAGAAATTTGGATCTTTCATCGGTGATATCATATTTACCGGTGATTAGTATCTCTGATATCATATAGTAATCAGCATGCGTTATTTGGTGCAACACACGAAATTTATTACGCATATCAATAAGCTCTAAAAATAACAACCAGACACCTGTAAATTGTTCAATATCTTTAGATAAAGTATCCATCATATGTTTTGGGACAGGGAATGATATGACTATATCTGGATCTGAATTTAATTTACCAATAAAGTCATGAATAAGTTTCTTTAATCCATTTTGATCTTTAAAATCTTTAATTATTTTATCATTATTATTTTTAGCCCTGTTGATTATTCTTTCAAAACTCAGAGCTTCATTAACAGCTTTAATCCGATCTTCAGATATTTTAATTTCTTTTTTAAGAGAAACATCATCCTGATGATCTTTGTATGTTTTTAGTTTATCAATATATAATTCAAGATAATGAATATATTTATGAAGTTCAGTTACATATTTATCTGATTCACTATTCACAGAATTCCTTATATCTTTCTGAACTTGTTCTATACCCAATTTCTCAAAAAATGACATATGATTCTTAATTTCATCTAGTGTGTTTATCAATCCATTTGCTTCAACAATAGAATTTTTCATATCCAAAAGAAATTGTCTGGATGTTTTTACAACATGAGATTTTGTATTTACTTTTATTCCTTCATATACTTCTTTTCCGATAAATTCTTTTATTTCATCGGAAGTCATTTCGTTGATTTGTTCATGTGTAGTATTGATAAGTTTTTCTTCCAATATGGCTATTATCTTTTCAACTTCTTCATCCGAATATTTATCTGGTATTAGAAGTGTCATATGGGTTTTTGCAATCTTGTTTAATTGTCTCCTAATTTCTTCAGGAGTAATATCTTGTAGAGCCTCCACATTTGGAATAGAATCGTCATCTATTTTTTTAGCAGGATATTGCTCTCCAGTTATACCATCAAGCATTATCTTACCTTTAACTTTTTCATTATCTGTTTCTTTTAGATTTAATTCGTCAAGAAGTTTCTCTTTAGGAACACCAGCGAGTATGTCATCATCCGGATTAAATGCTTCAATTTTTGTATTATCATATTCCAAAATAGAAGGTTGAACAACCTTTAATTCATCAAATTGCTCTATCGTTGGAAGTTTTTGCCGATTCTTCATAGGTATAACAACACCGTTAGTTTTTACAGCCATAAAATTCTAACATCTCCTTTATTATCGATTACCGATGTATTATTTTAGTCCTATTGGGTTATTTCTCTATACGTCTTTGAAATATATTTTACAACATTTCCATTTTTAGCAAATAATCTACTATTTAATCAATATTATTTTCATACATTTTTTCTGGTATTGTCACATCAAGAGTTGCTGATAATAGATCAATAATATCGGATGTCATAGTATGATCATATATATTATTTCTTATTTCTTTCATAAGTTCCTGAACTATTCCTTCACTACCGCTAACAGCAAGTACATGATTACCATTGGCGATTTCTGATACGCTTAATATATCTCCACTTCTTGATGCGTATTTTATAAATTCATCAAAACTTATATCCATCCCAACCACTTCGTCTATAATCACGCCTATATTTGTGAGAAGAAGTAATTCTAGTTGATTATCTTTAGATATATTGGGATTTAGTTGAGATGTATTAAATTTTGAAATGTCTATACTTCTAATGACAGTTTTATAGTTTTCTTGTAAATAATGAGTTAAGAATGAGATCATGACTTCTTTGAGATCTATTACAAAGAAAATATAAAGATTCTTTGCTATGGGTAACAAGTTTTCTTCATCATAATCGATATTTATATCATACTTATCTCTAATCCACTCTATTATATTACGATGTAGTTCTTCTTGAAAGATTACAGCATCCCTATAATCTGACTCATCATAATTTTCTTTAATATTTTCAATTTTAACATTTAGTTCATCTAGATAATTTGTAGTTATACCATCTAGCCCTGAGTGAATTTGCTCTTTAATTGATTCAGTAAAAAAATCATTATCTATCAGATTAGCAATCTCATAAAGCTTTGCTTCATTGCTGATAGATTCTTCATCCAATATGCTCATTTAATTATTCTCCTTTCGCTCTTTGATCATTGAATAAATTTCTTCGTGTGAAACTGGTGAATCATTCGGTTCCCATTGAAGAAGTAATTCACGACGAATTGTAGTCCAATTATAGTTCAGTAGTATACATTGTTCATCAAACCAATTAATATCTCTTCCTAATTCGAAAAAGAAATATTTTATATATATATTATTATGTATTCTTTGTAAATATTTAAAAAGCTGTTCTTCTGTTGCATCATATATAATTTCATCGAATGTTGATAATTTTTGTATAAAATCATATGCATATTTTCCATATGGGTTCCTTATATTGCCTGGAATAGCTGTTATATATATACTACGTGTATGACATTTATGAAGATTATGCATATACTTTTCAATAGCTGAATGTATAATAGCATTATGTCTTATAAAACTAAAATTATTAATCCAAACATAATGGGTATTTTTTAGAAATACGAGTAAATCAGTTTCAGTTTTGTTTGCTTCTTGATCATTTCTCACATGTACACTTTTTGCAGTGATAATATTATTTTGATTTTTTCTCTTAATTTTATTGGTATTTAAAATATATTCTGGTTGTAAATATTTGGGTAATGTTAATATGGCCTTTTTTAATTTATTTAAATTATTAATAGCCTCTGAATTAGATAAATCTATGATTGCAGAATTTACATCATCAGATCCGCATATAAAATCCCATATATATCTTTGAATTACACCCATCTCTCTATAGCATTGACGCGATGATTCAAGATAATGAGAAATATTATTTTCAAAACACCAAGCTTGTGCTAAAGTGCCGCGATGTAGCATAAAATATTGTCCACATCCAACATCTAAACGTTCACACATCACAGGAATTCTTGCAATTTCTCTTAAATAATACCAATAATTTTTAGATATCTCAGATTTAATTCTTTCAATATTCTCTTCAGATATATCTGGATCAAATGGATCAACATCAACCAGTTTTTGATCATATAATTTTAAAAAGAAGTCATTATTTTCTATCCCTCTTTTTTTTAGAAATTCATACATATCAATAAATGATTTATTTTTTGTATCATAATCAAAATATTCACTAGAATATGACAATATAACACAACGTCCTCTCTAATAAATTTATTGTATTACTGTGCTGTTCAATTCAAATTTAAAAAAATAATAAAAAGATGGATTAAAAATATCCATCTTTTTATTTATATTAATTCCATTTTCTCCCAGTGTAGTTGTCACCTATTCCAAAAATCTCATTAGTAGTTTTATTTAAACCATTTAATCTACCAAAATTTATTTTATTTAAATTCTTGATAGCATTTGGTTTCATTACTCGTCTATGTCCAAATGAATCAGTTTCATATATAGTATTAGATTCACCGTAATCATTAACTTCCAAGTCAATTATTTCTTGATCTAATTGTTTATCCAGATCGGTTGCAGTCACTAAATCATGAAACAACCCTTCTAGATATGGATTAGATTCTATAGCTTTCCTTAGTTTGGATTTATTAAGGATTTTCTTGAGTTTATCTTCCCTGACTTCTTTCTCAGCAATTCCTTCTTCACTATCGAAATTGAATTTATTGAATAGACCAAATCTGCTTAGGTTTTTACCATAAAACATTATGTAAATACCCGCCAGGTAAGCCATCACTAAGTCATCATGGTGTCCTGAAGCATGATCTATTCTGGTAGCAGCTTTATTGTATTCAAGATGTCTAATTTGATCGACAAGTTCTCTAACAGCAAGTTTTTTCTTATGCTTAGAAACAAAACCAAGAAGAAGTTCCATCATCTTCGGTCTAGTTGCAACAGTTACTTCATGACCATACATTAAACGAGTCTTCTTCCGTTTCTGCACAAAACCATCTTTATGTTCAGTCTCAGCTATTCTTTCTACAAATTCGCAATACATGTAATGTTTTAATGGTGTATGTAATAGATCTTCTATTATAGCATCACCAATATTATTATTTTCGATAATTAGCACAGCATTGGGTAGATGATCTAATATAAGTGTATGTAAGAATCTCTTTAGTTCTCTAGAACGTATTGTATTATTAATGAACGATCCCACAATCTCGAGACTATCTGGATCTGTAATTGCGATTGCTGTAGAGTCACGTCCTATACCTTTCGATACGTCAACCGTTATAAGATATTTTTTGTATGGATCTAATTCTTTATATAATAATATTTCATAATATTTATTAATTTTTAGTTTACCGATAGCTGGTACAGCCATTGCATCTAATTCATCTATATCTTGAGGATCAAATGGTGAATTACTGGACGACTTAATCCATTGGAGGAGTAGCTCACGACGAATCTTGACCCAATTATTATTCATCAACCTACATTGTTCTTCGAACCACTCCATCGTCTTACCTAGTTGTAAGAACGAGAAAGAAATATATACAAGTTTATTACTAGAATTCTTTTGTAACCAGATATGAATTTCATCTGGATCATAATCATATAATGATTCTGTAAATTTGGCAGCTTTTTCTTTTAAATCAAATGCAAAAGCTCCATGTGCGGTATCTAAATCACCGGGAGTTGTTGTTATAGAAATAGCATATGGTTTATTATTACTGGCTGCGTTTTCTGAGGCTTTAGAAAATGCCGGAATAGCAGCTGTCCAGATCGTGTCATTGAATAAGGTATGTCCAAGTTCGTCGAACCATAACGAACCTACAGTTAAACCACGACCAATACGTTCAGCATTTTGTACATTTCTTGCAGACGCTTTGGTTATGATTGTATTTTTAAGTTTCTTATTCTTTATCTCATTAACATTGTCAATATCCTTTTTCAAATTACCTTTATCGTCTAGAGTATATACCATTTGCAAATATTCTGGCAATAATGCACGACTTTCTTTTAAACGCGTTAAGTTGCTCACAGACGCTGCTTTGTCCATATTCATAAATATTGTAGTTGATGCAGTCGTGCCATATGAAAACTGCCATTCATATCTTTGAACGCTTCCAGTAGTTTTACCGAACTGACGAGGTGCTTCAAAGAAATGAGATATGTTATATTCATAACACCAAGCTTGTGCTAAATTACCACGATGCAATAAAAATGGGGAGCCACCACCTACATCAGTAGAACTACCTTCAACAGGAACCCTTGCAATTTCTCTTAAGTAATACCAATAATTCTTAGACATTTCAGTCACGACTTTACCCATCTCTTTAAGAGATATGTCAGGATCATATGGATCTATATTGATTAAATCTTTGTCATATAACTTTAACATAAAATCGTAGTTTTTAACTCCAGCACGTTTTAATAGTACAGCAGTTTTAATAAATGATACATTGGTTGTTTCCGAATGTATATAATAGTCTTCTTGGTATTCATACGACGGTCGTTTTAACACTCGATTTTCACCTGCAATTCTATCGTAGATTATTATCTATATTTTAATGTTTTAAACTATACACATATCTTAATCATGATCATAAAAATAAAATTAAGAAGATCCAAATAGGATCTTCTTAATCTATATTATTTATTTTTTATTGTATATCTTGGATTTAGATAGAATCCAGGTATATATGCAGAAAGTTGGATTTTATATTGTGGGGCAATATTTATAATTCTATTATATACCAGACGATTATGAAATGGTATTTGGGTTGCTTCAGTGAATATAAAATATTTACTGGATTCTACAATACTCTTCAGTTGGACTAATAAATATTTCTCATATTCATAAGACCTATATCCGCCATATGGTTCTTTTAAACCATATTCGAGACTAGGATTATTCTTTAATTCATCTATTTCTTTAAATTTTTCCCTATCGATAAATGCTATTGGCATAACAATCTTGGTGCCTTCAAGCAGTATACCTTTATTATTATATTGATTGAGAACCGTAATAGGCTTAGAAGAATGTTCTTTAATTATGGCTTTTAATCTTTCAATATTTATTCCTTTATCAAGATCTTTATTTATCTTAGTAATATATTCTTTATATTTATATGAGTCAATAAAATTCATTATTCTTTTTCGCATATCATTAAGATCAGTCAAAATATCCTCAATATTAACTTCTATCTTCGAGCTAAAAACACCTTCGCGAATAAGTTGTAATTCGTATTCTATATTCATCTTCACACACTACCCTTCATAGTTTTGAGGATATTCAACGAATACCCCATATTTTCGTTTAGCAATCTTAGCATCTTTCAATACTGATGTGAGTTCATTAAATTTCTTCAGATAAGAATTGATAGATTCATCATCAGGGTTTTGTTCAAGATATTTTTCAATAACGAAGATATTATCATATATTCTATCCAAGATAGATAATCTCTCATAATTACTTCCGATTGCTTCAATTTTAAAGTTAATAATATTCAACTCTTTTTCCATTGCCGAAATACTTGGCCTGTTTTGTTTGAATACGCTTTCCAACAAAGTAGATGCATATGATTGTTTATTAGTAATATGGAAGATAGCATTCTCTTGTAACATACTGAGTTCATAAGGTTTTAATGTTTCGATATCTGATACCTTTTCTCCATATTTTTCATCATCAACTTTTACTTCTATTGATGGATATATATTGAATACCTTAGTGTCATATCTATCATTAATATAATTACTCATTTGATTATACGTAATTTCAATTCCCTTAGCTTTTTCCCTTACCATTTTTATGGCTTTAGTGCCAATATATACGTCATATGTATCTTGATGATCAGGATTGCTCATATCATCGATATCTATTTCTTTTCTGATCTTTTCTATGGCTGAGTTAAAATATGCACATATATTCAAATCAACCAGTATTCTGTCAGGTTCATACATTTCTAAATCAGGAATAACACGTTCCTTGTAAGTGCGATTGCTTATATCTAATATTATGAGGTTTCTTATCCTATTATCTATATTATAAACAATCTCCGCCATTCTCATATTAGACATTTTGGCAGATTTATATATTGCCATTTTCATTCTTTCTATGACTGTATTGTACAGAATATTATGACTTATATCATGAAGCAACATGGCCATTAGTTCTTCAGGTTCTAGTATATCCAATAATTGTTTCTGAATTTCAACTGCATAGCTCTCAATGTCTAGTTCCTTATTCTTATTCAATGTCACTTTGGGATATACTATCAAACCATAGAAAGAGTCTGCCTTGGATGAATCATTTATAGCAACACTAATACATTTGCGAGATGGGATTTCATTATTTAATATATCCTTGATTTTATCAAGATTGGTATATTCTTTAAAATTTTTAATTTCCTTCAGATATTCAGATATAACTGTAGTAATAAATTTATTCATTATATAGTAATCCTCCTTTATTATATACCTTTCTTTAAAGTTGATAAAATCCGAAAATAAAAAAAGCCCATAGCCCTTATGACGGGGCTATGGACTTTACAGTATTGATTTATTTCAATTAGGAGGTAGCATAGAATCCTTCATATAGGTTGGAGTAATTGCTCTTGACGTTTACTACTGCCATAACCGGAACATAAGCATGGGCTTTGTACCGGCTGGAGACCATCACGGTCGGCAGGGCGGGGTTGCGGCTACTACGATACTTGTTTGATACATAGTTGGCATACCGGTAATGGTTAAAGGTCATGATATTGTTTTCGATACTGTTCGGGATCAGCAGGATGTACATTTT